CAATTAAAAATACTTTATTCATTTTCTTTTAAAATCTCATAACTTTTTTGGAATTGAACTCCAATCATAATGGTTAACCACCTAAAAGTAAATCCCCAAGCAGGTGTGTAGACACCGGTTTCGAGAAATACTTCTTTACTGTAAAAAAATACGAAAGTTGGGATAATAAACCAATGGTATCTTTTGTTGTAGATAAAAAAATCTTTATCCCAAACTATCTTCGTTTTGTTCTCGTTTTTCATCTTTTAGTTTTGAAATACATTTGAAGATACAGTACGATTCGTCGATATCAAACGCACCTTGTTTTGCTGCATGACTAATTGCCAAATCAATAAGCGTAAGTGCATTTTTGGTATCAATCTCTTCTAAGAATTGAACCAAATCTTCTTTATTATCGTACTCGAATCCTCCACCAAATAGTGATGACATATGTTTAAGTTTTAATCGTCGTAATCACCGGTTGTTCTTCTTAGAAGTTTATCAACCTCGTCTTCCTTTTCTTTTAATTCGATAATTCTTATGTAGTAAGCATTTTCATCAGATTCAGGAGCATCCGCTTTAATGTTTTTATCAAACCACTTCGCAAACCATTTCCCCTTGTACATTAAAACTTGACATCTTTCACCAAATTCATCGGCATCTACTTTGTCTAGTAAACCTTCATCAACAAGTTTATTTAATACGATTTCTTTAACCTTGTTAAAGTTTGACATTTCTGAAGTTAAGTCCATATCTATCGTCTTTTTTAAAATATAATACAAATATACGAGAAATCCAAATAATTATAGAAATATGTTAGCAATAATAAACGGAAAACAATTCCAAGGAGAATACCTAACCCAACCCCATGAGATTCAAAAGGGAATGATGGGTAGAGATTCTCTTGATGGTTGTATGGTTTTTAAAATGGGAATGGGACACCACACGTTTTGGATGAAAAACTGTGTTATCCCATTAGATATTGTTTTTGTAAACAAGAATAGAATTTCCCATATACATCAGAATTGTCCTCCGGCAGATTCACACGATATGAATCCACCGAGGTATACTGGTATTGGTGACCACGTAATTGAATTCCCTGCCGGTACCTGTCAAGGTTGGAAGGTTGGGGATAAGGTTAACCTCTATCTTGGTACTCCACAGAACCCTGTGGGATAAAATCATAGGTAACCTTCGGTTTCACTTTCTCAAACACCCAAAAGTAACTGTGGTATTTTCTTGCGTGATGTTGTTTGGACCACTTGCTTCCGTTGAACGCATTTACTCTAATGTTAGATGTTAAAACAAACATGTCTCTCGGATAGAATCCAAGTGAATATGCCATGTTCATAACCATAACGTGACTGAAGTATTGTTTACCACCTGACACAGTGTCCTGACATTTCATAACCACAAATCCACCGTCTTCGCACAATCTGTAAAGTTCTTTGAGTGTGTTGTAGTAATTTGATTTTAAATCATCGTAGGTTCCATAACCTTCAAATCTTTTAGCAATGATGGAACTTCCTTCTCTATTGTTTCTGTAACGAGCCCCACTACCAACAATAACGAATGGTGGGTCGTACATAATATTTTTCATTGAGCCAGATTCAAATGGTAAGTCCTCTGAGTTTGCTTCGATGACATGGTCGTAATGAGGATAAAGGTCGGTCTTATGTACCGGGTCAGGTAATCCCTTCCAAAAATTTCCTTTTGAATAGGTGCAATCCAAATCGAATCGCTCAATACCATACAAATGCATAATATTAGTAATCGCTTCATGGTTAGAGGTATACACACTCTTTACCATCTTAAAATCTTTATCCATAGTTGTCATATCATTGAATTTATAAAAATATAAATAAAAATTTTCAAATAACCAAACAACGCTACACATTATCCAAAAAACCTCGTATTCTTAGATAGAAACTTTTAAGAAGTAATATAATTATAAGAAAAAAGAATCAATTATGGGATGTGGATGTAAAAAAAGAAATCAAACCCCTGTTCAACCATCGAACACTGTGGTAATGACTGAAGGTCAATCGACTACTACTCAACAAATCAATCTTGTTGACCAGCAACAAGTGGAGTTATTAGTAAGGAAGATTGAGGAAATCAACGACACTTTAGAGGAAACTGAGGAATAATCACTACATAAATCGCGACATCATGTCGTGATTTTTTTATCTAAACCATATATATTTATTATATACAGATATAATTTTTATATAAAATTTTAAACAATGAGTAAAGAATCTAACACTAAGCTAACTAGCGTAAAAATCATCGACAAGAACTACTACGAATTCAAAAGAGTTACCCTCGGTTCTGATTTGACGTTACAAAAATTCGTTAACAGAGCCATCGATTTATATCTGAGAGAAAACGAGTTTAAAAATAAAATTGACATTCACGAAACCGGTGGAGTTAAAAACTCAAAGTACTAATTCATGAAGAAAAAGATTTTATTATTATCCGATGATTTGAGAACAACATCGGGAGTCGGCACTATGTCCAAGGAAATTGTTCTCGGTACAATACACAAATACGATTGGGTTCAATTGGGTGGTGCAATTAATCATCCTGAAGCCGGTAAAATTGTTGACATCAACGAAGATGTGAGAGAAAGAACAGGAGTAAAAGATGCAAATCTAAAAGTTATTCCTAACAATGGTTATGGTAACATATTCACTTTGAGAATGTTATTGGAGGTTGAGAAACCTGATGCCATTATACACTTCACTGACCCACATTACTGGCAATGGTTATATGAAGCGGAACATGAGATAAGACAACAGATTCCAATCTTGTACTATCATGTTTGGGATAACCTACCTGACCCTCTATTCAATAGGGATATCTATGAGAGTTGTGATTGGATTGGATGTATTTCCAAACAAACATACGGTCTTGTTAAAAGAGTTGGTTCAATTGACACAGAAGAATCGTACCAACCATTAAAGGATTGGCAAGTAAGTTATGTACCTCACGGTATCAACCCTGAAGTATTTAAACCGGTGGATACATTATCCGAAGAGTTAGGTAAACACATCTACAACAATAAAGAATATGATTTCATTTTATTCTTTAACAACAGAAATGTGATTCACTTTCAAAAGAAGAAGCTGAAAGATGTTTACTCTTAATGCACACAACACCAATTGATGAGAATGGTACAGACCTAACCGCAGTTGCTAAAAGTGTTTGTCCCGATTATGATGTTAAATTTATTAATATAAAATTGGAACAGGAGAAGTTAAATGAGTTATACAATACAGTTGATTGTACAATTAACATTTCCAACAATGAAGGTTTTGGTTTAGGTACCGCAGAAAGTATCATGGCCGGCACTCCGATTATTGTAAATGTTACAGGTGGTTTACAAGACCAATGTGGTTTCAATTACACGGCAGAGGATTATGTTACATTCGGTTCATTACATGATAAGAAAACACACGGTTCAACTAAACACGGTGAATGGGTTGTACCAGTGTGGTCTGATGTAAATAATTTAAATGGTTCTGTACCAACACCATATATCTACGAAGATAGAGTTAACAACTATATGGTTGCCGACGCGATTGGTCAAGTTTATAGTTGGGGAAGAGAAGAAAGAAAACGTAGAGGTTTGATTGGTAGAGAATGGGCAATGAAGAACCTATCAAATAAAGTTATGTGTGATGGTATTATCGATGGAATCGAAACCACATTCAAAAACTATAAACCAAGAAAGAGATTTGATTTATATAAAATAGTATGATGAAACCATTTTTATTATTTAGAGGACCTGTTGAAACCATTAGCGGTTACGGTGCACACTCAAGAGATTTATTAAAAGCACTCCGTGATATGGACTTATTTGATATTAGAGTTGATTCATGTAATTGGGGTAACAATCCAAGAACAGCATTAAAGGACAAGAATGAATTTCATGATTGGATTAAAGTAAATAAAATCCATTCAATAAGTTCTACTCCTGATGTGTATGTTCAAGTTACAGTACCAAGTGAGTTTCAAAGAATTGGTAAATTCAATATCGGAATTACTGCCGGGATTGAAACCACTCAAGCACCAAAGGATTGGGTAGATGGTTGTAACAGAATGGATTTGATTATTACCACTTCAAATTTCAGTAAGGAGGTTTTACTTCAAACAGTTTACAATGAAATGGATAAGATGACGGGTAAACTGATTAAACAATATAGAATTGAAAAACCTGTTGAGGTATTGTTTGAAGGTGTTGACACATCAATCTATAACAATAAATTTAATAGTTTGAATATTGGAATTAAGGAAGATTTTTGTTATCTTTTTGTTGGTCACTGGTTGAAAGGTGATGTAGGTCAAGATAGAAAGGATGTTGGTATGTTGATAAAGTGTTTTGTTGAATCATTTAAAGACAAGGAAGACCAACCGGCTTTGATTTTGAAAACATCCGGAGCTAGTTTCTCAGTTAAAGAAAGAGAATCGTTCAAAAAGAAAATAAAAGATTTGGTAAAGGGTGTTGATAATCCTCCTCCAATCTATTTGTTGTTCGGACAACTAACCGATGAAGAAATGAATGAGTTATATAACCACCCAAGAATTAAATCCATGGTAACCTTAACAAAGGGTGAGGGATTTGGTAGACCTTTATTGGAGTTCTCAATGACGGGTAAACCAATCATTGCGTCAAATTGGTCAGGTCACAGGGATTTCTTACCAATGGACAAGGCAATTATGATAGGTGGTTCATTGACGGAAGTTCATTCTAGTGTTGTTGATAATTTCATCATCAAAGATTCAAAATGGTTTACCGCAAATTACGGTGAGTGTGTTGAAGTATTAAAAGTGGTGAAAGAAGATTATGATAAATTCTATGAGAACTCACAGGTTTTAATGGAAGAGAACAGAGAGAAGTTCTCAATGGAGAAGATGAAAGAAAAGTTCGAATCAATCATTACACCATTTACAATAAGACCAAAAGAAGTTAAAATAAACATACCCCAATTAACTAAACTATAATGGATTTTAAATTCGGTAGAGATAATAATGATTTTTCTTTAAAGATTAGAAGAGCTAGAAGATTAAGAGCAGGGTGGACACCTGAGCTTGCACAAGACATTCAAGCTTTTCATAATATTGATGCCGAATCAGAACTAGTTAGATTATTAACCGAAGAAATCACGAGACAGGTTGACAGGGAGATTATAAATGAACTTATGAATAAAGATAAATTTGAATTTAAATTCGGAAGATAATGGGATTGAAGGATTTTAAATTTGGTAGAGATAACTATACAAATGATTTTACACTAACCGATTTTAATCTACCCTTATTAAGAATCGCACCCGCAGTTGTGTTTCAACAAACAGAATGGGTGTTTCAATTTGATGAGGGGGAGCCTGTGGTATTTGCTTCACAACAAGAAGAACCCAATCTAACAATCACATTAAACAATACAAACCACGCATCAATAGAATTCACAGACAATAACAGAAAATTTAAAATATTCGCAAGGGAGAGACAACAATGAAAATCAGCTATGGAATCACGGTATGTAATGAATTAAAGGAAATTAAAACCTTATTACCATTATTAATTGAACATAAAAGAGTTGAGGATGAAATCATAGTCCTGTACGATGAGAAAAATGGTAAACAAGAAGTCCTTGATTATCTTTTACCATTTAACAAACT